GCAATGTCGTTTTCTTGAATTATAGCCTGACGAGTTACGAAAGTTGTCTGAGCCCGCTCTTCTGCATTTAGGGTTCTACCCAAAGCTCTTTCTTCGGCGTCAATTGTAGACTGAACTTGGGCCGCAATATCTGCAAGCTCATCCGCGCGGTTCCGACCATATACGACTTTTTCACGATCCACTGCACGATCTTCCGCGGCAATTGTAGTTGCAAGATCACGTTTTTCTGCTTCAATCTGAGCCTGTATCGCGCGGTTTTCTCTTCTAATAGCTGCAAGCTCGTCACGAGCCTCTTGCGCTTCAACGGTTGCAAGTCTGCGAGCTTCTGAACCAAGAGTAGTCTGAAGGAGGCGATTTTCAGTTTCTATAAGCCGTTGCGTTGCACGTCCCTCCGCGGCAACTGCCATAAGAACGGCACGATCTTCTTTGCTAATTGTTGTGCTTTCAAGACGCTTTTCTGCGGCAATTGTAGTTGCAAGATTGCGCTCTTCTCGTGCAATATCCCGCTCTACTGCGCGCGCTTCTTTCACTATAGCAAACTCGTCGGTAATTGTTGCCGCGGCAACTTTATCGTCAGACGTAAAGCCCTTTGCAAGCAGCGCGTTTACGGCGCTTCGTTCTTCCTCAGTGTTTGTTGGTTTAGTGACCGGAACTGTGGGGTTGTTCGGGTCATACAGTGTAATAGTTTTAAACCCGGTATCTGTTGGGGCCGCGCCAACGTTATAAACTTTTGCTCCGTCTAATTTGGAAGCAGCGTTAAACTCTTTTCGACCGTCCGCAGTACTTAGATCAAACGTTTCCGCTTGTCCGGAGGGTGATACAACAATTTTAAGGTCCGACTTGCGGCTATCCGCAGGCTCCGTACCAACGTTATACAAAGTAGCATCGGGGTTATTCTTAATTGCAGCGTCTAAGTCAGCCACGCCGGACGCCGTTGAAACGTTGAAAGTGCCTAGTTTTTCACCGTTTGGACCTACAAGTCTTTGATACTTAGCGTCCCCGGGCTTGGCCTTGGCCGCGGCCAACTTCAAGTCTTGCTGAAATTTTGCATCAGCTTGAGCCTGACCCAATCCTGCTTGCAGACCCGCCATCCGCATCTGACGATCTTCAGCCGCCTGCGCTTGTTTAGCCTGCAAAAGACCCGCGGACCGCTGTCCCACTTTGTCAAAAAGCTGTGTCTGACCAACAGCGCCAGCTATGCGCTCCGCAGGCGACATTGGGGTAGCCGTAGGCGCTCCAGCGGCCAGAGCCGTTTGAGCTATGTCAAAAAGTATTTGAGCCTGCGATAAACGCTTCTGCTCTTCAAGGTCCGCGGCCCGCGCTTCGCTGTCCATTGCACCTGCAAAAAACTTTTGATACGCCGGGGCCATCCTTTGAGCTTCAGATATTACGCTTGAATTACCCGTGGGAGGTGTTCCAGTAGCAAAACGTCGGACCTCTACAGGTCCGCCATTCCTAAAATTTACGGGTGGAGTGCTGCCCGCCCCCATCGCCATAAGTTCGCCAACTCCTTGGCCCATCGGAGTAGGAGCGCCGTCGGGCGTCTCCATTTCAGAGCCAGCCATTTTGGACATTAACTCCCCGATACCGCTGTCGATAGCGCCTTCTTCTGTCAGCATAATGGCGGGCTGAACCATTGCTAAGACACTTTCAGGAGTCTGACTTGCATCAGCTTCGCCAACATATCCGGCCAGTTCCGAGTACCGCGATTCGAGAGGCGCTTCATTGCCTCGCAGCGCGTTAATCATGCTGGTAACATCTTCCGCCGCGTCAATGTTGCCCATCATGTTTGCAACAAACTCACGGCCCGCCATTTCCGCGCTTTGCTCGGCGTCTATAACTTCCTCTTCAGGGCTCATAGGCGGCATCATACCTTGAGGCGGCATCATATCTTGGGGCATTGGAGCAGCCGGACCACCCATTTGTCGAAACAACGGTCGATCCATAACAACGCCGCCACCCATGTATCTCTTAGCCATTTCGGGGTCGATCTTACGCTGAACGTGTTCAGGTAATGATTTGAAGCCTTTGTTCATTAGAATAACCCCGCTCTTGATGCGCCCGCCGCGGCGCTAAGACCGCCAATTCCTAGCGTAGCTGCCTGCATAAATGGTGACGCACTGGAAGTTGATCCAGAGGTCACAGTGGATGCCGATGTTGGAACACCCGCGTATATGTCACCTAAAAAGCCTGTTTCTTGAAACGGAAGCTGATAACTCTGTTGATCTGTCATCCGTTGCGCGTCAAGAACCGCCTGCTCATTTGTCTGTTGAATGCCGCCCGTAGTCAGCAAATCACTAATGTCGTTTCGACGCAAGGACTGCTCTAACTCGCCCATTCCCGCCTGTTGAATACCTAACTGACCTTGAGCCTGACCTGCGGTTGTCATCAAAGAGCCTAACCCCTGAGAAAGCACTCCAGCCCTATTCGCCATGTCCCCGGCTAAATTAGCGGCGTTCATACCTGTTTGAGCGGCCAGTTGTTCAATGTTTAGCCCCGTTGTAGCAAGCGCCTGTGCGTTTGCGGCCGCCATTTGATTGGCGTCTAAACCAAGTTTAGCCCCCTGCAAGGCGCTACCCTGTGCCAGTTGCTCTGCGCCAAGTCCTAACTGACCGCCCGCCTGCGCAGCATTTGCAGAAGTTGCAGCCCCAGCTTGCCCTAACTGCCCCGTTGTCTGAGCCGTCTGTAGCTGCCGATTTCGAGCGGCTTCAAAGGCTGACATAGCCCGTTGTGCAGAAGACTCATACCCCTGAGACCGTAATTGAGCAATTGCAGACGCCGTGTTTCGGTCAAGCTCCTCCTGAATTGGGTTTATAGAACGATCCAGAGCTCTTTCATAACCACTGCTGCCAAAAGCCCCCGCGGAAACTGCCTGTCTTGCAACTTCGTCTTCAGCTGCTTGTTGACGACGAGCCGCTACGCGCTCTAAATCTGCTAAAGTAGCGGCTACAACTGCGTCCTGATACGGGTTGTTGTAAGCGCCTATTCCTGTAGGGTCGAACTCCGCAGACGCCCCTGCAAGCTGCGCTATACCCGATTTCGCCGTTCCCAAACCAAAGTTTGCCGCATCTGCCAGCTGGTTTTGAGCCCTAAAAGTAGACGCGCGGGCAAGGTCCGCCGCTAGATTTGCACCGAACTGACCTTGTTGAGCGGCAGTTAAACCGCCTTGAGTAGAGCTTGCAAGGCTAGCTTGTAGGGGGGCTTTTAACGCACGGGCATTAGCTGAAGTGGTATCTGCTACAGATTGGCCCATGTTAGAGGCGTTTTGCAAGCCGCTTAAAGCAAAGTTAGTTCCAGCTTGCGCCGCCTCAACTCCCGTTCCAACCGTACCAATTCCTTGACCCAAGGTGGAAGTTCCAGCTTGAATATAAGGCTTGTAAGAGCCTACGCCCCGTGCTGCTAGGTCAATAGCGTCTGTTTGATTAACATTTAAACCTGCAACTTTAAAAGCCGGGGGTTGAAAAACCGCGTCTTGGCTAATCGAAGAAATGTAAGCGGGATCGTAATTTGTTGGAGCAACGTAACCCTCTTCTCCTTCTGTTCCCGATCCCGGAGTGCTTAAAAGCTGCGCTATTTCGGCATCTGTGTAAGAAAGACCCGTAGCAGGATTAACTTGACCGCGCAAACCTTGAACTTGTCGTCCAAGCTGTTGATTTCTAATTAAACCCTGCGTGTCAGACAAGAGCCCGAGGCGGTAAGCCTCAATGTCAGGGTTGTTATACTGTGTTTGAATTTGAGCCATTATGCCACCACTCCCCCTTCAAACGCTCGCATCATATCGTACATCTTACGAACCCCTTGTTTTCGGCTTCCGTTTCCAAGTCCTCTAACGGCCTTGGCAGTCATTACAAACTCTCCGTCAGACAACATTGCTGGAATGTCGTCCGAAGTTTCCGTTCCGGGGCCAGCTATATAGCCGTTTTTGCGAGGAAACATCTCACCGCCCATCGCGGCCTGTTGAACAGGGGGCTGTGCTAAGTAATCTTGGAACACAAAGGGGTTTCGGTTGATGTCTGGGGTCTGGCCTACAAGAGGCCTTTGAAAGTTAATGCCTGAGTAAATGCTGTATTTGTTTGGATCACGCTCAAACTCTTCGCGACTTGTATAGCCATAAGGAGAGGACAAGTCCTCTTCCGGAGCTTCAAAGCCCCCAAAAGCTCCCATTGCCGCAGTACCTACCGCAGCCAAAGGCGCGTATTGCGAAATAAGACCGGGAGTTAATTGTTGTTTGGCTTGATCTAAAGCGGCTTGACCGGATAACTCTAAGCCTTTTTTTGCAGCCTCTTTTTGTAAGGATGACGCAACGTCAATTATTTCAGTTTGTGTCGGCATGTTCCTACTAGGAGACAGGTTCTCGTTGTAAAAGCTTTTTGCGGAATCAACAAAGCCTGTTGACTCAGGGGCCACAATTTTGTCCGTAACGGCAGTGGATGAATCGACAGTTGGGGTTGTCACAGTATTCGCAGCCGGAGGAGTTCCAAAAGTTCCGGGCCGGAGGAGTGTAGTATCCATTCCACCCAGCTTACCAAACGCCCTTTCTTTAAACCCAGACGCATTCGCAGGTCCACCAGCACCCGCAGCCGCCGAAATGCCGCCAGCAAAACCACCAATAACCGCCGACTTAAAGGCGTCTTTAAAACTACCGCCCTGTACCAAAGTGCCGATGCCCGCGCCCAACGCGCCGCTTGCAACCGTGCCCAAACCCGGAGCAAAGAAGTTAAGCGCCGTAGGAATAATAACAGGAGCAACTGCTTTAAAGAGTTTTTTAACGCCTTTTACAAGCTTTTTAAGAAAGAACTCGCGCTGCCCAGTTATGGGGTTAATAGAGTTTGCAGCTGAACCTACCGTATAACGGTCCATGTCCACGTTTGAACGTTGAAATGCGTTTGTTAGCTCGCTAGCCAAACGCGGGTTTTCTTCTAGTAATTCAGGAGAAACCGCAATTTCGCCCGTTTTCATGTGAACAAGCTCAGTATCACCGTTTCGGCCCATTCCGGCCATCCGGTTGCCGATGTCAGTCATAGAGTTAATGCCGCTCGGAGAGCCAAACGCTAGTACATTGTCGCCTATTTCGTCCATGTTGGACTCTAAAAAAGAGGCCAATCCGCCAGACGGCATTTGTTTTAAACTGTTATACTGCATGTCAGACTACCTTAACTTTTGTTCACCTTAACAAAAAACTTTTACGGTTTCCAGAGATTGTTCGCACCTAACTTTTACATAACTCCACCGTCTGCGGATTGTGGCATTGTAACGGTGATAGCCGTGTGCCGTTTAGTTGTATCAGTCCATGCCTCACCACAGTCTGGGCAGTTGCCATCAGGGTATGACGCTACTTCTTCTGGTGTGTCCACCAAGTTATCACAGTTGTGGCACTGTATAGTATCCACAGAGGTAGCAGGCTTCCAGCGGCTACCGTCTGACATTGTAATGATTGTTGCGTCACTCATATTACTATCCTTAGTTCGCCAGTAGAAGTTTTATACACATCATTTGCAGACAATCCACCCGCTACAGCGGCGGCGTTATCGGCATATGTTGGCAAGTTTAGCAGGTTTAAAGTATTAAATACAGCCGTGCCGGGGTTTTGTGCCTGAGCAAGATATACAGAGAAAGCTCGCACCACTTCTGACATGTACCGCTGATCGTAGGCTTGCGGTGCAATCGGAAAGTATGGGACCGGGGCTTCTCTTACGGACATTACCTGCGCCCGTCCTGTCTAACATCCATGCGAGGAGAACCAAGCCGCCAAGTCATGCCTGTTTCGTTAGAGTCCACACGCAAAGCCATTGATCGTCCGCGCAATCTTATGTTTGCCTGATTTGTAAACTGCTCTACTGGAACAGTAGCTGTCTTTGTTATTATGCTATCATCTTCCTGTAGGTAATTGCCGCCGGGGAAGTTCCTTGCCTTCATCGTAAACGTAACAGACGGAGAATTCGCGGTTGAGTCCCTGAACGTAACGTCTGGGATAATCCGACTTACAAACGAGAAGTTGTTACCGTCCCCAATATCAAACTGACTAGACTCAATATATGCGGATATTGCAGTTGGAGGGTTTTGGCTTCCGTCATCAAACCCATTTTCATGCGTGTAAAGGTATCCATCCAGCCCTGCCGCAATAGGGTTTTGCTCAACACCACGGTCTATCCAAGCACCACGAGCTAGGGTGCCGTAATACCAGACGTTCTGTTGGTAGTTATAAACAACATAACGATCTACATTTTCACTATTGGAAGAGGGGTAATACCACCATACTTCAGAGAATGACGTATTAGATGCGGCAAATACTTTTTCAGATTGATTTTGATTAAAGTCAGAAAAGACGTAATCACGCACGGTGCAAGGTAACTTTTGAACTGCGCCACCATAAGTATAGAACTCGTTATTACCCATCCAAAAGACGTTATCTTCAATTGCTATCGCAGAGTTGGGGCTTGCTATTGTCACGTTCTCTGAGATCATGTTGATCCCAAATGTAAACGGTGGGCCTAAGTACTGCATTACATGTAGAGATACGTCTGTGAATATTAATATTTGTTGGCGGGTCTCAAGTGCCGTAACAATTCTTGACCCAGAGCCGATAAGCAAGTCTCCCGCAGTATTGGTTGTTGACGGAGTCCAATCAGCGGCGTTTTCTTGGTCGGAGAACCTTATCAACAAGGGGTCTTGTACTGCGCTACCGAGGGGGTTTGCACCAAAAGCAATAACGTGCCTGTCAACATCCGAGACAATAACCTTAGCGGCAACTGTTGGAGTATTGCTGGCCCCGGCAAGAGAACTTAATGGAACGGCCCTTGAACTTAACGGAGTCGCCACTGATGCGTCCCAATAATAAAGGCCACCATTGTACACGTTTATGATTAAGTCTTCGCCAAAGTTATCGTGCGACCATAGGCGCAATGTATCTGTTAAAGTATCAATGACCGCCGCAGAGTTCCAAGCGCCACGCGACCACGTTCCAGCGCCCCATCCATTGCCGTACACAGAAGTATCCAGACCCGTGTTGATCTGATACGCGCCTACGATAGAGGAGCCACCATTCCCCGAATCAGAGCTGTTTGCCGTAACGGCAACTGGAGTATATACACCGTCAACGGTAATATCGGCAACGCTGTTTACTTCTCTGGCAGTTATTGTGTAGCTGTTGCTGCCCACAATAGAGTTAATCTTATACTCTTGGTTTAAAACATTTGCCGTGACTAACCCACCCAAAGAAACCGCACCGCTAAAGGTAACAAAATCTCCTACCACCGCGCCGTGGTTTGTATCGGTCACAGTGATTGTAGATGAGCCGTTTGATGCAGCAAAGGTTACATCCCCCGCAGCGGTCGTTTCTCTGATAGGAGTAATGTCGTAATAGCCCTGACCCTCTTCGATGTAGTACTTATCATTAGTTCCAAGCCCTAAATAATTATTTAGAGCAATCGTTCTCCACGAATGCAATGCCCGACACGAACCAAGAAAAGACTTGATACCTAGCTTTGTCCACCCACCAATCTTTTCAGGATAACCCATGCGAAACCGCACTTTGTCCATATCGTACCAACCACCTTCGTTGCTATACGAGGTGGATTCTCTGTTGATACCGGGCTGGAACTGAAGTTTGGTTAACGGCATTTGCGCTATCCTTACGGTTTAGTAGGCCAGTCAGCCTCGTTCAAGTGAGGCCAGTTGGCATGGCTTGTGATGTCACGAAGTGCTTGGCGATATGCTGTTTGTTCAGCAGTCATGGTCAAGTCGGATGATGCCCACCAATCAGTTTCATTAAGCAATTCAAACCTAGTTGTTCTTGATGCTATGGACTGCGCTTCATTTCTGCTTGCAATCTCTTCGCTAGAAGCGTCACTGACATCCCAAACCTGTGTCCAAACACCACTTAACTGAACAGGAGTGCCTTCCACTACGTTTTTAGTGTGATCGTAAGCGGGGCTATCAGTGGGGGAGAGCGGGAAAACATCATACGAAGCAAGAACTGCATCAGATACAGACTTGGGAAAAGATGTGTTAGGATTGTCACGGCGTAGTTTCCCGATTGTGTATTTTGCGGGTATGCCGTTTGTGATCTTGACGTACATTATATTTCCCTATCCTTTTAAGGTGAAGTTAAAACTAGTAGTTTTGGCAGAACATTAGTCCATTTGAGAAACAAAGCTGTGACATAGCTACGCCGCCGGGGACAAACGTATCTTCAAGTGAGACAAACTGATACGAAGAGTTGAGGCTAAAGAGGGAAAGCTTGTTGTAAGTGTTATCAGCAAGGCCCGCAACTATATATGCCCCGTCGTTTGTCACGTCTAATCCTCGACCGTCTAAGCCATCATTCCCTTGAGTGTTGGTCATATACTCGACATCAATCACTGACGAAGAACTAGGACTAACATTAAAGGTTGAGAGGCTGCCTCTACCCGCCCCAATTCCTCCAACTCTAGCCACCACGTCATTAGTAATATATGTTATTTGATTGCCGCTCTGGCAAGAAATACTGTTAACTGATCCCCAGCTATCCGCTGACGTATCATATGTAAACAAAGATGATGATCCGCTAACGGTGAGCTGATTTCCATTAGGGCTATAGGCAAGAGAGTAAGCTCCACCGATAATTTTAGTTCCTAAATTTGAGATAGAGGTGCCATTGAAGGATAGCATATAACACCTATTTGACCAACCAGATGCTATCGTTAACTTGTCACCGTCTGGATGCCATTTTATATCAGCTACTCCTGTGGAAGTTACGCTAAAGCTATCCACTAAGCTGGCGGTGTCAGAGCCGTTCCATGAAAAAATTTGAAGCCTATCAGTCCCGCTTCCTCCAGTTGTCCCAATAGCAAAATAATCGTCATCAGGAGACCATGCGCAAGCATACGGTCCACCATTGAGAGTAAACGTCTCCGCCAGAGAGCCAATAACGCCGTTGCTGTAAGTGTAAATGCGACCTTCAGTATTGCTCTGATAGTCTCTAGTGAGAATGAAATTCCCGCCACGATTAATGGCTGCGAATTGATCGGTATCCGCTTGAGTGTCAGTGACGGAACCTAGTGTACCGGGCGTGTTGTGGTCTAAAACTCTTACATTTGTGTTTAGTTGGCCCAAAGCAAGATACGATTGCTCACCGCCAGCACTCGCCATCATTAATTTCTTGAAGTTGCTCATTAGCTCAAATCCTCACCCGCTAAGAAGCCGTACCAAGTTGTACCGCCATCATGCGTGTAAAACACGAACTGATCTACTGCGCTTGCTGTACTTGTCAGCGAAGGTGCTGACCCACCAGACCAATCCACTGCGGCGGGCCATGTTACAGTGTAGCCACTAGCACTTGCATCCTGCACGATCTTTAGGGTAAAGCCCGAAGCCTTGCCGGACGCCGCAGGGTTGCTGAAAGTAAATGTAGTGTTCTCCGTCAGCGTGTGACTAAACACTGTGCCATCACGCGAGTTAACCGTTGTCGCGTTGCTCGACGATGTGACCGCCGTGAACTCCTCGGTGATCCCGTTGTCAAAAGTAACAACGCCATTTGCATCCGCAGTGACAACCTTGCTGGCCTCAGAGGTGCCAAGCGTTGTGATGTCGTTATAGTTCAACTCGGCAGTGGTCGCCGTAACGCCATCAAGGATGTTCAACTCTGCCGTGGTTGAAGTCACACCATCGAGGACATTGATTTCCGCTGCCGTGGCGGTAAGGCCCAAGTTGGTCAGAGCCGTTACTGCGCTTGCCAAGTCAGAAAGATTGTTGGCAGAGGTTAAAAAACCAGACAAGTCTGAAGAAAGGCTGACGACAGCAGCACCTGATCCTGCACCATCGCAGTAGATAATTTCTGTTGCTCCGTCAACAACGGTCACATTAGAGCCAGACCCCTGACTGATGATGACGCTCTCGCCAGAGTTGTTAACGATAAAGTACTGCTTGCTCTGGTCGTTTGGTGTGACAGTGACCGTATTCGTCCCGCTAGGTGATCCGCCAAACACGAGAACCTTATACTGGCCCTCGGACAACGCACCGTCAGAAGTGGACAGTGTATGCGTTGTGCCAGAAAGTGCAATTGAACCTACACCACTCGTCAGTCGATCAACAATCTGGAGGTTCGTATTAGTAGTGTCACCCCATGTGCCGGACTGTTCACCGTCAGCAATGAGTTCTATGCCTGTATTGACTGCGTATGTACTAGCCATATCTTTTCCTTATGCCGCTATCTCGGTCCAAGTGGTTCCTGAAGATGAATCTATCTCATTCCAAGTAGTGCCGGGATCAGGGACGATCTTGCCCCAAACTAGCACAGCTTGCACTTCTCCGCTACCCTCAACTCCTGTTGGGAAGACTCTGGCAGTACCCGTGACCGAAGCAATTGAGCCAACGGAAGAAGTAGCTGACACACCCGTGACAGGGACGTTGATGCCCTGACCTTCTACCACAGTGACCGAGCCAACGGCAGAAGTAGCTTCGAGACCTGTCGTTGGAACAATAGCGCCAGCCTCAGCTTCCGCCGTGCCGACAGCACCTGTGGCCGAGACCCCCGTTACAGAAACAATCGCACCGGAGCGGATCGTGACAGAGCCAATCTGGCCGTCTGCCTCTAACCCCGTAGCTGGGATAACCGCATCACCTATTATTGTGGCTTGACCGACAGCGCCTGTAGCCTCAACGCCCGTTAGAGTGGTGCTGGCATCCGCCAGAATAGAAACAGAACCAACGCTACCTGTAGCCGCAACACCAGTAACCGGGGCCGTGGCACCCGCTTGCCCCTCGGCAGTTCCGACAGCCGCAACACCCTCAACCCCTGATACCGTAACGCTGGAATCGGCAGAAATAGTTACTTGACCCGTAACACCCGTACCAGCCGCACTGGTTGGAATGACGTTTGCATTTGCGGTGACAGTTACAGAGCCAACATCTCCAGTGCCTTCAACGCCAGTCGGGAAGAATCGGTTTACGCTCCGTGCAGTTACCGCACCCACTTGCGCAGCAGCAGAAACGCCAGTGATTGAAACACTGACATCGACAACACCGTTGTCGGAAAAAGCTGATTGAGCAAAGGGGGTGAAGCCAAACATTCGTTATCCCTTACGCATAAGCCGCCGCAGATAGTACGCCGATCCAGTTAGTACCACCGTCTCTAGTGTAGAACACATATAGGTTGCTTGCACCACTTGCGGGGGCATCTGGAGCTGTACCACCAGCCCAATCTACGGAGCTGGGCCAAGTGAGAGTTGAGCCGTTTCCTGTTATCTGTAGAACAAATCCTACTCCAACACCTGAAGTACATGAGCTAAAAGTAAAGGTTGTATTACCTGTCATGGTAAGGCTAAACGCACCGCCTGCATCTACGTCTATTGTTGGCGTTGTTCCTGATAGTGCATCATAATCTTCTTTTAATGCACTATGAATAGTGACATCACTATTATTTACCTCAAGGCGTTCTGCACCACCTGTAACTACACGCCACTGATCTGCTGCGTGGAACTGCATGTAAGTGTTTGTGTCGCCGTGGTGGAATATCTGGTCTATGCCATAGATGTCGTAGTTGTTGAGATCAAGGTGCTGCGACATTTCCATGTAGGTGGCGTCTATGCGTACTTTCTCTGTACCATTGTTGTACAGACGAGTGCTGCCATTCAGATCAGCTCTAAAGAGCCACTCGTTATTTACGTCATTATACAGACCCATAGTAACACTGTTATCGTGCATAAGGACAACACGACCACCGATGCTGTAGCCTTCGTAACCGCCATGCGCACCACCATCAATCTGGATGGAGCCGTAGTCACCAGAGACAGGCTGGAAGTAGCCGTTGCCTGTGTCGCCTAGACGTACACCTGTGGTATCAACTGTAATCTCACGTGATCCACCGACATAAACGTTCCATTGGTTTGTGCCAAACTGCATGTAGGTGTCAGTGTCACCATTGTGGAGAATCTGGTCCCCTACATACACATCCCCTGTAGCCGTGACGTTTGTAAAGCTAGGGCTGGAGTCCACGTTTAAGGTGACTGTGCCGCTTGTGCCACCGCCGTTAAGGTTAGTGCCAGCGGTTACACCATCAATGTCGCCTGTTGGACCCGTTGTAATGGCCGTAACGTGACCACGGGCATCTACTGAAATCGTGTCAATCTTTGTATTATTGGCGGTCGAGCCGTAATTACCGCTCAGTGTAGAGGTGTCCGCGTGGTTAATTGTGATAGCGCCGCTTGAACCGCCGCCTGTGATGTCGGTGCCTGCCGTAACGCCTGTGATGTCGCCTACGTTGGTGGTGAACCCAGAGTCGTTGTTAAACCCGCTGATGTTGATGTTGCCCTTGGTCAGCTTGCGCTGCGCATTGGACGTATCCACCACGACGAAGTAATCACCATCGCCGTTGGTTGTAGACGTGGACAGTTCGCTTAGGTCGAGACTAATAGTGGGCGTTCCACCCTCTGACGAAGAAGAGCCATCCAGCCCTGACCCCGTGGCGATGGTAGCAACATAGTTCCCTGTGGTGTCCGTACCCAGAGCTACCGAGTTAGCGTTAATTGTGGCCGTGAGTGTGGCGTTGCCCAAGTTTGTAAGCGTAGCAGAACCAGACAGATCGCCGCCCAACGTAATCGTAGGGTCAGACGTTGCCGTGGTTGTGATACTGACGTTGCCGGAGCCGTCAAAGCTGGTCGAGCCAGTGACCGCGCCTGTGAGCGCAATGTTTCGAGCCGTTTGTAATGCAGAAGCAGTAGACGCATTACCAGTGACACTACCAGTGACGTTGCCGGTCAAATCCGCAGTGACAGTATTGAATGTCACATCGGCACTTGTTCCTACGTCCTGACCAATTGCAATATCGTTTGCATTAACCGTGACACCTGTGCCAGCACCCGCAGCAAAGGTCACACCCGTAAGCGTAAGACCGTCACCAGCAGAGTAAATCTGTGCAGAGGAGAACTAAGCAAAGGTTATGTTTGTTGTGCCAAAGGTAATCGTACCCTCAGTGTTCATCACATACGTTTCACCAGCACCCGCCGCACCTTCTTGAACGAAGAAAGCATCGCCCTGACCAAGTGAGTCAGGGTCAGAAGGGCCGTAGCTGTCTGCGTCTGTCGCACGGGTAAGAACCCAGTTTGTGCTGGCAGAGCCTGTGTTAGTGACGGTATATACACCGTTTTGCGTCTGATCCGTTTGTTCGTACACAAGAACACGGTCGGCACTGTTGAGAGTTATCCCATCGATAACCAAAGCAGCTTGAGTGCCAGAGTTGGTAAGAGTAGCTCCAACGCCAGCCGTCCCATTGTTGTACGTTGCGGTAAGGTTGCCCTCACGCTCAACCCGGACGGGGTCGTGGTAGTGAATCCCCGCCGCAGCAATCGAATCAACATACTGCTTTGTTGCAGATTGAAGTGCCGAGGTCGGGTCTTGATTTAAATAAAGATCACCCGCCGCATCAAAGTACGCTGCCTTGTCCGCAGGCTGAGTAATGAAAACTTCAGAACCCGCGCCCGACAAGTTTATCGCCGACCCGCTGTTGGAGCTAGACAACACTGTTGTCCGAGCCAGTGTCGTTCCAGATGCGGTATATGTACCAAGACCTACTTCCCACGCACCAGTGCTTGATTCAGCAATAGCGTAGTAAGTAGTATCACCGTTGGAGAGCGCAGCAGAAAAAGCCTGAAAGCCTGTTACCGCGCCTGCGAGCGTTAATGTTCCGGTGCCAGAAGTCGTACTCGACTCTTTAACTCGGTCTTTGACAACAAGGGCCATGCCGCGCTCTCCTTAAAGTGTTTAGGCGATACGGATGATAGCGTTGGACGCATCCGCAGTTGGGAAGACAATCTGGAAGTCCCCAGCCGTAGAAGTTTTGTCTGAACCAAAATCTAAAACCACAACAGTGTTTGTTGTGCCAGTGCCAGCGCCTTCAGTTGTGTTGTAAATCAACGCACCGCGAGCAGTGATGGTAGCCGACGTAAACGTCAGATCAGCAAAGTCCGTGAACGCCGTTGTACCGGACGATGTAGGGTCGATGCGCGTCAACGCACCACCACCTGCGGCATAGGAACCAGAGTCGCCTACCTCGTTGGTGGCGGTGTAATCCGTAGTTGCTGCCGTGAAGGAAGCGTTGTTGTCATACAGAGCGAGATTAAAAGTGTCGCCGCCGCTAAGTGAAAAGTTATGTCCGCCCTCAAGAAGCTCTTTCTTGAATGACGTACACATGAAGTTACCAGTAAAAGCCATGTCAAAGTCTCCTTATAAGGTCGGCTAGTTCGGGGTATCCCGCATCATTAAGTGCATTATATACACTAGTTCTGTCGCTGCGAATAGCCTGCCGCATATAATATGCAACAAGCGTCTCAATGTGCTTTGAAAAAGCACGAGCCTGATCCCTGATAGCGGGGGGTGCCGTATCAGACACAGATATCAACTTCTGAACACATTGCTCAGAAAGTTCTTCAGGTGTGAAGCCACGACCCTTAGTAGTATTAACCAACACCACTTGTTCGTTTTGGGGAGTATTCACATTTAATTCAAACATTACTGTTTTGCCCTTATAACCTTACCTGTACGGTATTCATCCGTTGTCTCTTTTGCTTCACCCAACATTTTTAGTGCCATCATGCTCTCTTGAAAACGCTTGTCATAATATTGCATCATGTCCGGCTCTCCCTTCATAAAGAGGCAAGCTTCCACCAAAGCCCCATACAAAAGAGTGAGTTCCGCGTTTTCACTCAGCCATGTCGTACCACTTTCTCCAGCTGCCGTAAGACTTACAGGCCTGTAAAAATAATGTAGTTCCGCCGTATATACCGCATTTGGCGTGGGAGCTAATAAAAAATTATTTACGTCAAAAACAGAATAATAACGCGGCTCGCCCGTTGTGGATACGTCTGGAGTATACGTCTGTAAAAAACTAGGGTCTTTAAACTCTACAAAAAATTTATCACCGTTCGAGCCGGTTAGACTTAACGAAAAAGGAGCCAAAAAATCACTGGGGCAAGCTAAATATTGATTTGAGTTTGTTGTAGAAGCCGTAGAATTTTTACGAAACAAACTTAATTGAACCATTTTTAAGATTCGTTCTTCAGATAAACGAATAAACAAAGGCAGGTTTGTTACAAAGGATGTCTCGTCATTCTCCGTATAATCCTGAATAGCCTGCTTTAGCTGCGCATATGTAAAACTCATGTTGTCACCACCGTTACTGTTCCAACGCCGCCAGAAAGGGCTACTGTGTTAGGTATTTCTGTGGGCATTTCCGCAGTTCCCGCCGTGCTCCAATTACCGTTACCTAAATAAACAATGCCGTTAGTCGTAACCACTAAAAAGGCACTCGTAGGGTTGCTAGTATCTGGACGCGCATCTTTTAAAGCTTGCGGGTCTATAACTTTGGGAAAAGGGCCTAGTTGGGGCTGCTTAGACTCAAACTCATCCTTACCAACAAGCGCCCCGGTCCACTCTTTACGCATGTCCTTGTACCGATACCGGAATCCGGATCGGTCAGAGATAGCAAAAGAGTTTTTACCAGACGCAAACTTACTCATTAGTTAGTCCTAAAGTACTGATACTGCGGAACAACGTTAAAAGAAGACCTGTCTCGGTCCTCAGTCATAGCTCTTTCAAACTCTTCTTCATAAACAGCTTTCAAAAGCTGCACACGGTTCGGAGCTCTTTTCATGGAAATATAATACGCTAGCCCTGCGGCCAAACAAGGGTAAAAACGAAAGGGCATATCAAGCGTGTTGGTTTGACCATCCGCATCATTCATACGAGTTAACGCATCGTAGATAACTACATCCGTATTGTTTTCAGGTCGCGGCCATATCTGCAAAACAGGCGTAGTTTGACGATCTAAGAAAAACTGAGAAGGTCGGCCCTGACTTGTTTTGTTCGGAATAGATAAAAAGGTATCTCGACTAACCCGATCCAAAGCGTAATCGGTGTTACTTCGACGAACCACAACCGATAAAACGTCTATAACATCGGCACTTATCGAAATATCGCCATCCCCCTGAGTCGAGGTAAAGCTTCTTTGCTTTATAGTCCACTGATTTAAACCGCGATTTGCCCATTCCGCAAGCATAAGATTTAAAGACCGTTTTGCAGTTTTTAAATCATACCCGGTCCTGACCTCTAAACCACAACGTTCAAAAGCTTCTTCAATATACTCAGCAACGTCTAGTTCAAAGTCCGATGTTCCAGATAACGTCATTTTAGCCTACTTTTTAGATTTACGAACGGCTCCACCGCTACGAAGTTTCTTAACCATGCCGCCGCCACGCAGCTTCTTAACCATGCCGCCGCCACGCAGCTTCTTTGCCATGCCGCCGCCACGCATCTTTTTAGGTTTCATCGCCATTTTTTAGTCTCCTGTACAGTTTTTCACGGTTAAAGTATATTTCTGTAGAGTTGTATTCACCGTCATAACTATCATAGTATCCCTTTTTGTCCAACCTGTTTGCTGCTTCCTGTAACTTAGAAAGTCTTTGAACAAAAATCATGCTATATTCATCGTCAACGTCATAATTAAAAGTAACGTCTTCTACAAAATCGCTCGGCTCATCTTCTGGATTAAACCCCATTAACCAAATGTCTTTGTCTATAAACATACCTTCAGAAATTCTAAGATTTAGATCGTCCAAATATTCGTGAAAGTCTTCGGGATTCTTTGTGTTTTTTAAGTCAACAATAATTACCAAATCAAACGCGTCATCAAACATAGAAATGCACGAATACAGGGTTTGATAGGAATCTTCTTTTTTAAAAAGTATTGAAACCTTGTCTTCTAACCACGCCGTTTTTGCAAACGGACACGGTGGAAGTCCGTTAAAATGCACACTAGGTTCTTCTAACGCAACCTTAGACCAACTCATAATCTCATTGACCAGAGCTTTTTCCGTAGGATCACTGTAAAAACCTAAGTTCATCCCTGAGTCACCGAACCTTTTGTTCTCTTACGACGATCCGCCAAGATAATGCCGCAACCCCTTGCCACAGCCGTTTTGGGTTTGGATTTACCGTTAAAAGGACGTTTTGCTTTAGTTGCAGACACTTCTCCACCACAGGCCAAACGAGTTACTTTGGCGGCTTTTGTATTCGAAACAACTTGCTTTCCTTTAGCGCCTTCACGCTTTTTCTTGCGAGCCGTAGAAGCTCGCTCAGACTTGCTAAGACTCTCTGCTTTAGATCGTGGAAGGCATCGATCAGGGTTCTTTTTATTTTTAGAAGTCCCGCACTTGCCTGCGATATTACCTTGGCTGTCAATTCTGACCCAATCTTCATCAACCCAATCCTTTAATTTTCCCATTACGAGCCCTTCCGTTTTCCGCCTTTAGATTTTTTGGCGTAGTTAGGGTCTTTGCAATACTTAGAAGCAGCCATATTGGCATAAGCAGAGGGGTAAGTGTCTAAAGTTCGTTGTGCCCAAGCTTTACCTTCCGGACAAATCTTACTGCCCTTGCTTTTGGAAGAAGCTTTTTTAGATTTCCTAGAATATGCCATGTTACCAAGCCTTACAGGACCAATACCGGGCCGTGAATTTGTCTTTTGCAGTGTCACACGAGTGCCGAGCCCTGAAATTCTTCCGGCGACCGGGCTGGTCTTTTTTTATGGACATGTTTTGGTCGCCAAACCTCACAAGCTTTATTTCGCTGCCCTTTTTAGCCAAAACGGCGCTTTTTTTAGACGCGTTAGGAGTTCGTTTAGGCTTGTTAAAGCCGGGAAAAGTCTCCCCGCGGTATTTTATTCGTCCCGAAGGTGTTCTAGTTACGTCTTTTGTCGTAGCCATAGCTAACCCCTGCGCGTTCTAAGCGACTATCTTTCTTTTTAGGCATTAAAAAGTGTCTCCATTTTTAATGTAAACAATCTCAAACGCCGCAGAAATGTCAAAATTGACAGAGTTGGAGGACGATATCGCCCTTACCTCTATGTCAGACTTTTCTTCTATTTTTACAGGCAATGCAAAAGTTTCTTCAACGTGCATTCCTGTTGTTAAAGACTTAACATCCTTTGACTGAAACACTTCGCCATACGGCCTCACCGCTAAAATCAGTTTGCAGACCGCAGGCGTTTGAGATGATGTGCCGTTAGATACGTCATATTGGAGTAGGTACGCCGTGTATCCCGCAGGAACAGTCCAAAGAGCCATCAAGCTCTGATTTGCTCCTGTTACTCCGTTTACGGAAGCATAAACATTTGCAGGTACACCTGTCGTTACCGTGCCTGTTCCCGCATAAATAACACCTGCATTTGCTCCACCCGATCCCGCAGAACGCACAACCATACGGTATATGCGTAAAAATAATTGCGTGGTATTTACAGCGGTTTGTCCGTTTAAAGTAACAAGTTCGTTTATTTCATTGTAATTAGCGTCTAGCCCATACAGTTGGACTGTCCTTGCCCCTGTTCCCGCAGAAGTGTCGTCTGTAGATGAACTAGAAACTTTTAGAACAGTTGCCGCAGTCAAGTAACTATAGAGGCCACCTTCTGCCCATATGGTTTCCAAACTGTCTCCAACAGTAGTGTTGTTGCCGAACTTGAACAGCGGATAGTGGTAGGCAATTTGCCCGCGGGAAACTTGAAGCTCAAAAGGCTCTGAAGTCCCTACTCTTGATATGGAACTAACTTCACGAGCCATTCGAGCCTCCGTTTAGCTATAAAAAACCGTTACCGACGTACAAGCGGTAAAGGTAGCCACATAGATATCTGCAACACGAATACCCTCATCCGGAATGTTTACGGAATGAGTGTCCGAAGCGTCTAAGTCCATGTCTAAAACAGTGGAGCCCCCGTTCCCGTCTGAAATAGTCAGACGGGGTGATCCGGTGGTTGTTTTAACTTGAACCTGACGTATGCGAGCCGGGCCGACACCAGCGGAACCAGTGGCAGTTAACCGTTTTGCTCTTACATCAGAACCAGCCATTTGTTAGCCCTTCTTTTTCTTTGCAGTTTTCGCTTCCCAAGCCTCATTTACATGAGGCGTAGAAGGGTCGTCTGCTTTAAGCGTACCATTTTTGTTTCGAGCGCGAACTTTTGT